ATGTCTCGAGGGGATAAAGAAGCTCTTGTTCTGCTTCTTCAGGAAAAACAACGTCGAATATCTACAAACAAAATAGATCTTTATTATCCCGAAACCGGAACTTTGGCCCGCAAATATTATCCTAAACATCTCGAATTTTTTGCAAAAGGAGTTAAATATCCTGAGCGTTGTATAATGGCAGCTAATCGTGTTGGCAAATCAGAAGGTATCGGCGCATACGAGACTACACTACATGCGACTGGCAAATATCCTTCATGGTGGGTCGGCAAACGTTTTGATAAACCAATTACCTGTTGGGCGGCGGGGACTACGGGGACGACCTCCAGAGATATCGTACAATTCAAATTGCTTGGACAGCCTGAGGCCAGAGGCACTGGAATGATCCCTGGTGACCTCATTGTTAAAACTACTCCCAAGGCTGGTGGTGTTCCAAATGCAGTTGACACAATCCTTGTGCGCCATATCTCTGGAGGTCTTTCACGTATCAAGATAAAGTCTTACGCTGAAGGTCGAAAATCCTTTGAGGGTACTGAGCAAGACTTTATATGGCTTGATGAGGAATGTCCGCTTGACATCTATACTGAGTGTCTTACTCGTACTATGACCACCAATGGCCATATTGTTCTTACCTTTACTCCGCTGGCCGGCATCACGCAAACAGTTCTTATGTTTTTGCCTGGTGGTAATATTAAAGAATGGGCAGCTGGTTCGCGCTGTCTCATAATGGCAACTTGGGATGATGTTCCACATATCACCAGGAAGCAAAAAGACAAATTATTGGCCGGTCTGCCTCCAGCACAAAGAGCTGCTCGATCACGTGGAATCCCATCGATGGGTTCTGGCGTTATTTATCCGGTTCTCGAAGAAGATATTGTCTGTGCTCCTTTTCAAATTCCCAAACATTACACCCATGCCTATGGACTTGATGTTGGCTGGAACAGAACTGCAGCCATATGGGTTGCTATTGATCCTGACACCAAGATTGCTTATATTTATTCTGACTACTATCGGAGTCAGGCTGAACCTATAATTCATGTCTCTGCCATTAATGCTCGTGGTGACTGGATTCCAGGTGTTATTGATCCAGCCAGTCGTGGTCGAAGTCAATCAGATGGAAAACAACTTTTTAAAGATTATCGGCAACTTGGTCTTAACATTTGTAAGGCAGATAATGCAGTTGATGCTGGTCTCACGAAGGTTTGGAATCTTCTTTCGACGGGCAAGATCAAAATCTTTTCTACTTGTCTTAACACTTTGGCCGAGTATCGTCTTTATCATCGAAACGAGAAGGGTCAAATCGTCAAGGAAAATGATCACCTTATGGATGCTTTACGTTACCTTGTGATGTCTGGTTTCATCAGGGCAATCGTTAAACCTCCAATTCGTCCGGTCGATGATTTATTTTTCTCTCAAGTTAACTATAGTCCTCGTGACGCTGTTGTTGGACTTTAAAGGAATTTTGCATACCAATGAAAACTGATCATTCAGTCAACGAAGTCGATCCATATGCGGAAGTTATTGAAGATGATTCCTCTGATGCTGATCTTCTCTATCAGACGGTAATCGAATCTATCTCGATGCAACTTCGCAAGAAACGTGATGCTGCTGTAGCATTTCGAGCTGCCTCTGGTGTTGAAAAACGTTGGAGAGAAGATGAGGCAATGTTTGAAGGCACACTTGATTCAGATCTTTCTAAAAGTGCTATGCTTGATTATGCTACTGGTACTGCGCCTGCAAGACTCTCTAATCAGCCCGCACGTTCTATGATCGAAATCAATGTTGTTCGGAGTAAGTGTGAAATCGCTGAAGGTCGTTTTTCTGATATGATGCTTCCAGCGGATTCAAAAAACTGGGCTCTTAAAGTAACGCCTGTACCAAAAATTACGGCGTCGCTCAAAGACAATCGACCTGCATTGCAAGCTGATTCTCGTGAGCCTGTTACTGATTCTGCTGGCGTTCCACTTACCATGGCTGATGTTGCACGCAAAGATTTTGAACGTGCCTCAGATGCAATGACTTTGATGGAAAAAGAAATTGAAGATCAGTTAATTGAATGCAATCATAACGCTGAACTCCGCAAACTGATCAAAGCTTCTTGTCGACTTGGAACTGGCATAATTAAAGGCCCTAATGTAGTCAAACGAACTCATCGAACTTATCAACGCAAAGCTGATGCTGAAGGTTCTGTGCATATACTTTCTACTGTTGAGGAAGAACGACCAGCATCTGAGGCTGTTTCCTGTTGGAATCTTTATCCTGATCCAGACACTACCGAAGATGTTAAGAAAACAATGGGGCATATATTCGAGTCTGGAAATATTCGCTCCAAAGAACTTTATGATCTTATAGATGTTCCTGGCTATGATGAAAAACAAATTCGTCTTGTGCTTGCTGAACCGCCATTAAAAACTGTGGTTGAGCCAGACAAGTCAAACAAGACTTTTAAAACCAAAGAGTTTGCTGGTCTCCAAGGCGGGCTATATGAAATCTGGTATTATTACGGTGATCTTAATCGTGACGACCTCGAAGCTCTTGACGTTGATATTTCTATAACTCCTGAAGCTCTAATGCTTTCTGTTGCCGTTGTGTTGGTTAATAACAAGCCAATCAAAGTAATGTTAAATCCACTTGATTCTGGTGATCTACCTTATGACTTTTTTCAATGGACTCAAATTAGCGATTCTCCTTGGGGTATTGGACTTACTCGGATGATGTTTTGGATTCAACGTATGATCAATGGTGCTATGCGATCAATGATGGATAATGCTGGTGATTCCAGTGGTGTTAATGTTGTCATCGGTGGATGTCTTGAGCCTGTAGATCAAAAACTTGAGTTGACAGGCAAAAAACTCTGGCGATACCTTGGTGAAGATCCACAAGAAATTGATGTAAGAAAACTCTTTGCCCAGTTTCAAGTTGAAAATAATCAAATTGAACTTGAGAATATTATTAATCTTGCCTTTAAGTTTCTCGACCTTGAAACTGGTGTTCCGATGGTTTTTTCAGGCGAACAACAGAAGATGCCGGAGACTCTTGGTGCGACCAACATAATGGTAGATGCGTCTAATGTGAGTTTGCGCTCCAGGGTTAAAATCTTTGATGATCAAATTACTGATCCTCATCTGACTAAATATTACCATTATAATATGCAGTACAATGAAAAAGAAGAAATCAAAGGTGATTATGCTGTTGATGCAAGGGGCGTATCTGCTCTTTATCAACGTGAGCAATATATAAAAACCTTAATGCAAATTATGCCTTTCAAGAATGATCCTGACTTCAAGCTTCGGATTGACTGGGATAAAGCACTTAAGGAAATGTTTTCAAGCTTAGGTCTTAATATCTTGAAGTCTGAAATTGATTATCAAGAATCACTTAAAAAGGCTCAAAGTTCGCCACCGCCAGCAGATCCAAAGTTACAGGCAGAAAAGATTAAAGCTGAGTCAGCTATGGCAGAACTTAAAGCTAAAGATAAAAATGCTGAGCTTGAGCGTCAGGCAAAGGCAGAAGAAAGCAAACTTCAACGTGAGCATGAAATGCAGCTTGCTATGATTTCGCGTGATGTCAAGATAATGGACTTTGCTTCGAAAGAAAACATGACGCTTGAAAAAGTCAAGGCAGAGCTGAGTAAAACTACTATGGGACTTAAAACTCAAGTTATGTTAAGTAAACAAGAAACTAAACCAGCGCCACAAGTAATTACCCCTCCAGCTGAACCTCCTGGACGAGCCGCTGATGGCAAAGCATATACGGAGTAACTGAATGTTTAAACAATTAAAAAAATTATTTGCTGCTGATCCTAATGATATTATTAATAAAATTCAAATGGATTCTGTGGCTGAAGTAGCCGGTATTGCTGCACCAAAACAAACCCAGGAACAAGTAAATACCGCTTCTGCTGATGCTTCTGCTGTTTTTGTTCCCATCGATGTGGTTGCTCCGGACCAGTCAATTCCTGGAAAATTCAATTATCATTCGGCAACTTGGAAATATCTCCAGCATTATTTTAATGACCGCATTGATCTTTTGCATCGCAAGAATGAAAACCAAACCCTTTCGCTTGAACGCACTCAATTGATTCGAGGTCAAATCAAAGAGATCCGACTTCTCTTTACACATACTAACCAATTGGCCGGAGTTACTTCTCCGCCCACAAAAACATCACTGAATAATATGTTCACTGATAAAGGACCAACTTATGAATGATTTTTTTAATCCTGATGATGTCCCTGATGCTATGTCAGCAAAAGAAGAAAAAGAACTTCGTGCAAAGATTCAAGCTGAAGTTTTTGATGATGTTCCAGCAGAGTTTGATGATGATGATAAAATAGTTCCTGATCCTAATCTTGTACTTGATCCTGCTGCAGTTGCTATTGATCCTGATACAAAATCTGCTGAAGATGCATTGACTGCTGATCCTGATCCTGATCCTGTTGTTCTTTCTCCAGAAATGCAAGCCATCATAGACTCTGTAAACAAGCTTACATCCAGCATCACAGGTATTGAAAATCGAGTTAAGCAAACTGAACATCGTGTGGGAAGCATTACTAATGAATTCCATGCAGCAAAAACAGCTTCTGCTGAGGCTGCAATTACCCAAGCAAAGGCACCGACGCCAGAAGAAATGGCAGTCGCTGCAAAAGATGCGACTGCTTGGGAAGATTTAAAGAAAGATTTTCCATCTTGGGCTGATGCAATTAATTCAAAGCTTAAAACACAGACGGCTAAGTTTGTTTCTGTTGATGCTTTTGAAGAATTACGTAAGAGTGTTTCACAGTTTCCAAAGACTAATCCCGTTGAACTTGAAACTCGTCTTGTCGGATTAATTCATCCAGACCATAAGCAGATTGTTGCTGATCCAAAGTATGCTGAGTGGTTAAACGTTCAGTCTGCGGCTGTAAAATTCAAAGCTTACAAAGGTACAACTGCTGAAGAGGCAATTGATGTATTTAATCAATTCAAAGCACATAATATTGCTGCTAAAGTTTCACCGTCTCCTGATGCTAATCCTTTGTCTGAAGTAAATCAGATCAAAGCACAGCGTAAAAAACAACTTCAATCATCGACTTTAACAAACATTAAACATAAAACAATAAAGCAAAAATCTGAAGATGAAATGACCGAGGCTGAACTTCGGGAACATATCGCAGGTAAAGTTTTTAAATCAAAATAAGTGAGGTAACAATATGGCAATGCAAACTTATAGTTCGCCGAAAGCATCAAGAAATTTAATTTATGCTGAGATGGAAATGCTCAAACATGCCATGCCTATCCAGGTATTGGGTACTTTTGGTGTGCAGAAAACTCATCCAGAACGTAAAACTGACACTGTTGTTTTTAGACGTGTCAGACCTTTTAACTCCACTGTGCAGGCAAATCCTGCTGATGGTTATAGTGAAACTCCAAGTATCACTGCAACCAGTTTTATTACTGCTGAGGGGACAACCCCAACGCCTAATACTCTTTCCTACACTGATATTACTGTTACCCTTGAACAGTATGCAATTCTGTTTAAGTTTACTTCCAAAGCGGAATTGCTGTATGAAGATGATATCCCTGCGGATATGAAAAAACAAACCGGCGAAACCATGGCTGAGATTGCTGAGCTTGTCTGTTATGGTGCAAACAAATCCGGTACAAGTGTTCTTTATGTTAATGGTTCTACTCGGGTTGGACTAAATACTATTATCACTATTCAGAAGCTTCAAGCGGCTGCCAGAGCAATTGAAACCAATCGAGGTATGTACGTTACTTCGAAGATTTCTGCTGGTATAAATTTTGGCACAGTACCGGTTGAACCTTCTTACTGTGTTTTTGTTCATACTGATTGTGTTTCTGATATTCGTGGTCTGCCTGGGTTTACTAAACGTGTTGAGTATGGTTCTGCAATCACTCCGATCCATGAACGTGAATTTGGGGCTGTTGAAGATTTCAGATTCATCAAGTCTCCTTTGTTTGCTCCCTTTCTGGCAGCTGGAGCATCAGTAACCGGGACTGGTATGAAATCTGCTGGTAGTTCTGCTTGTGATGTTTATCCGATGATCGTTATGGCCGAAGATGCTTGGGGCCATATTTCTCTTAAGGGCAAGGGCTACACCGGAGTTTCTCCAACAATCATTTCATCCAAAATCAAGAATCATGCGAATCCTTCTGGAATGTTTGGTTACGTAGGAGCTGATTTCTGGTATGCAAGCGTGAGACTTAACGAGAATTGGATGCTTCGTATCGAGACTTGTGTTACTGATATTTAATTTGGCTTAATTGACGGGAGTTTTAACCTCACGGTTCAAAAATGAACATGCTGGTTTGAGACTTCCGCCGATTATTTTTTTTAACAAAGACCTAATGACTATTCTTGGGCAAAGGAGCGAACAATGTCTAACATTGCTTTAAGTATAAATTCAATTCAAAATGCAAGAACAGAACGGGCTGTGCGAGATGTCTACAACACTCTTAACACTTCTGTCGAGGGACTTAAGTTTATCAATCCTTCCGGGGCGCAAGATTATTTTGTTGATGGAAATATTACTGCTTCCGGTGATGGAACTGGCTGGTCTACTGCGTATAAGACTATCGCCGAGGCAATTGCGGCCAGTGATATTAGTATTGCCTTGACTGCTAATCGTTGGTGGGCTCGACGTAATCGCATTTTTGTTGTGGCCGATACGCTGACTGAAACACTTGTTAAGTTTCCAACCAAGTGTGACATTATCGGTGTAGGCGCTTATGACAGTAATCCCATGCCTGGGATTACCGGCCATCATGTTCCCATAGGTGAATCATTTAGTACTCGGTTTTTTAATATTGCTTTTGTTGGGATCGCAGATGCTTCACCTATAATCACAATTTCAAGTGTTGCTGGTGGTATGGAATTTTATGGCTGTATCTTTGATGCTGCTGCAGGAACCCTCACCAGTGGAATACTTTCTACTGCAAGTATGGGTTTAAAAGTCGTTGACTGTGATTTCAGAGGAACATTCGCAACAAGCTATATTACTTTTGGTGCAGGTAATGCTGGTAGAACTGGTATACTTGGTAACAGAATGCTCGGAACTGCTGCTGCTGGAATAGTTGCTCCAGATACAGTTACAGGTACAACAGGAACACATCTAATTGATGGAAATATTATCCATGCAACTGGCGAGTGCATCACTGATGATTCTAACTTATTCTTTGTCACCAACAACAGAATGATAAGCGATGCTACTGTAGCTCTCGCTGCAGGCGCTGGTGGAATTACTTGTAACGAGCTTTTTGCAAGTGGAAATAAAATTGGTGGTAAAGATACTGTAACCAATGCTGATTATCCTTTTGTTATTGAATTGACTTCTTAATCTTTAATCTTTTAATTTTTACATAAGGAACTTTATTATGAACTTAAATGATAACCCAAGAGCAGGTGGATTTTGTATTACTAACCCTGCTGTAATTGTAGTTTCTGGTGGATCGAAAGATCTCGAAATTACACCGACAAACATGCTTTACGTTATTGATGGCTTACATTATACTGTTGCCAGTGGCGATGCTGATGTACCTCTTAATACTACAACAGCAAACACTATTGCCGCTGGTTATTCTCGCCTTTATCTGGCTTGTGTAATTGCTGCCGGAACTGTTTCTGTTGTTGTTGGTGATTCAATAAAGAATACTGATATTACTGCTGGTAAAGCTATTCAGTGGCCAATACCTACAGAAGATTCTATTCCTTTCTGTGGTATTTTGGTAACAAATTCTACTGCAAGTATCTTTACAGCTGGAACAACTGATTTAGCAACCACAAGCATTTTTTGTGACATCCATGATCTTTTTACTATTCCAGCAGCTCCATTGGTTGCTTTGGCAACTACACAACAGACATAAATTTAACTTTTAATCTTAACTTAGGGCAGGAGAGTTAATTCTTTCCTGCCTTTAAAGGAACTCTTATTATGAATAAAAAGAAAGACGCCATTGATAAACTTGTTGATGCCGTTAAAGATTCTGCAGAATCTATTTCTGATTCTCCAGCTGACGAAACACCTGAAATCAAAACTAACATGACTGAAATTGATGAATCTGCCGATCTTGATTCTAAAGAATTCGTAACCAAAGATGAGCTTTCTGTGATGGAAAACAGACTCATTACTGTGATGTCTGACTTATTCAAGAAACAAGTTGATGTCCATCATGATCTTGCCGGCAAGGCTGCTCCGATTCCTGGAAATGAACTCGGCGAAGATACACGGCCTGTCGAACCTGTAGCCGCTAACGATCTTATTCCTCAGGCTGAACTTGAAACTTTTATGAACCAGCTATTGACTGTTTATATCCATCCATCGTCCAACAAAGAAGATAATCCAGTCTTGGTTCCAAGCGTTAATGGCAAGACCCAGCCGATTATTCGAGGTCAAAACTCAAAGGTCAAACGCAAGTATGTTGAGGTTTTAGCTCGAAATCGACATACTGGATACGAACAAGAAACTCCTGATGCAACAAAACCACATAAGTATGTAATGACACCTTGTATGGTTGTTAAAGATCCATTTACTGTTCGGCATGATCCACACCCTCGTGGTTCTGATTGGTTTTATAACATTTTGATGGAGGCTTAACTGCCGATGAATTTTCTTCAACTCAGTCAGAGACTTCGACAAGAAGCAGGTTTGACTGGTAATGGGCCAGTAACCACTATCAACCCAACCGGTATATCGAAGCAAATTGTTGATTGGATAAATACGGCTTACATTGATATTTTATCTCAGCATACGATTTGGAAGTTTATGCAGGAAGATTTTTCCTTTAATACCACTGCTTCTAAGCGTGAATATTCCATAACTGAAACTGGTGTGACTGATTTGGAAAAATGGAAAGTTGATGATTATGGTTCTTTTAGAGTTTTTCTCACCTCCAGTGGCGTTGCTAACGAACAGTATATGTATCCGATTCTTTGGGACGACTATCGACAGATGTATCTTTATGGTGCTACAAGAACTGCAGAAGGATTACCAAGTTACTTCGCTGTTCAGCCTGATAAGAGTTTGAATTTTTACCTGGTTCCAGATGACATTTATACGATTACGGGTGAATATTTTAAAGTTCCAACTGAACTTTCTGGTAACCTTGACATTCCAATAATCCCAACGCAGTTTCATATGATAATCGTTTGGCGGGCTTTGATGTTTTATGGTGGTTTTGATGCAGCAAATGAAAAGTATGCTATAGGTAAAAGTGAATATACTAAGCTTCTAATGCGGCTTGAAATGGATCAATTACCACAAATAACCTTTGGTGGACCTTTAGTATGAAACTTCCAACGATAACAGTAAAAGCAGATTATACTAAATTTACTGGTGGTCTTAATCAAGAAGCTGCTGCTATGACTTTTCCGCCAGGCTCAGTTTATGCCAGTAAAAATTATGTTCCAACAACTGATGGTGGTTATCGTCGAATAGATGGTTATGAACGCTTTAGTGGTCAACCGTCTCCGTCAGATGCTACTTATGAGAGTTTTGAGGTAACTTTTATTGGTGTCGTTGCTGTAGGAGATACCTGTACAGGAGTTGTAAGTGGTGAGACTGGTGTTGTCACCTATGTTGGTGTTAGGTCTATTCAAATGACTAAACTTTCTGGTGATTTCCAGCTTGAAGCCTTTACTGTTGCTGCTGTGATAAAAGGTGTAATCATAACGCTTTTTTCTGGAGCATCAACTGTGTTAGCTGATGCTACGGCTTTGGCCGCTGCTGCTGATGTCTATCGAGCAGATATTGCTGTTCCTTCAGGCGTTTTGCCTGTAAGAGGTCTTGGTATATTGAAAGGAATCCTTTATTGTTTTGTTGACAACATCGCTGGAACTGCTGGTGAGATTTACAAACAAACTGCTGCTGGTTGGGCTGCTGTTGAGTTGTTTAATGAGATTTCTTTTGATACTGGTGTGGGGACTATTTCCGAGGGTGATACAATTACTCAGTTAACAAGTGGTGCCACAGCGTTAGTTAAACGTGCAGTGCTTGAACTTGGTGCTTGGGAAACAGATGCTTCTGGACGATTGATTCTTGATACAATTGTTGGAACTTTTGATGCGACTCATGAACTTCAGGTTGGTGCAGCTACTCAGGCTACAGCTACTTCTTTGGTTACTGCAATCACTCTGTTGCCGGCTGGTCGATATGAAATCGAAGAATATAATTTTGGTGGTGACATAGACACAACCCGTCTTTATGGTGCTGATGGAGTCAATCGAGGTTTTGAATTTGATGGAACTATTTATGTTCCTATAAATACTGGCCTTACTAATGACACGCCTCTCCATGTAGCAACACACAAACTCCAGCTTTTCTTTTCAATGCGTAGTTCAAGTTTTAATTCTGAACCAGGACTTCCTTATGAATGGTCAGCAATCGAGGGAGCCAGTGAAATTGGTCTCGGCGACACAATCACAGGATTTAAAGACCTTGCTGGTGAAGCTCTTGGAATCTTTAGTCGTAATCATACAAAACAACTACTTGGCAATAACGTTGCTGATTTTGAACTTGACAATGTATCTAATGAAATCGGAGCATTTCATTACTCAGTTCAGCAGATGGAAAACACATTTGCTTTCGATGATCGAGGGATTGTTCGTACAGTTGCAACCGATGCTTATGGTAATTTTCAACAAGGAGTCCTTAGTCGGCGTATCCAAAAACTTATTACTTCCATGCATGCTGTTTTTACTGCTTCGGTTATTTATCGATTAAGAGATCAATATCGAGTTTATGGTTCTGATGGATCTGGAATTTGTATGACTCAAGTCGGTGATAGTTATGATTTTATGGCTTTTGAATATCCAGATAATGTTTCTTGTGTAACTTTTGGTGAAGATGCTGCTGGAAATAATGTTGTTTTTTTTGGTACTGATGATGGGCAAGTTATGCAAGCCGACAAAGGCAGCTCTTTTGATGGTGAAGATATTGAAGCCTTTTTGATTTTTCCTTTTAACAATTTTGAATCACCTACTACTTTAAAAACTTTTCGCAAAGCAACACTTGAAATGAATGTAGAATCTTATACTAATGTGCTGTTTTCTACTGACCTTTCTTATGGTTCTTCAAGTCTTCCTGCTAATATTGATTTGAATCAAATTGTAGTTGGTCCCGGCGGTTATTGGGATGTTGATAATTGGGATAATTTTTTCTATGATCAAGATGTTATTTCCAGTCCATCATTTCGAGTCAATGGTACTGGAATCAATGTGAGTTTAACTCTTTATACTAACTCCGCAATTGACCTCGGACATAAGTTTGATGGAATTATTATGCATTATACTCCAAGGAGATTACAACGATGAATGAATATTATACTCCTCCAGATGATCTTATTGGTGGCGTTAGAGCAAGGTCAGCAAAGATAAACGAACTTATTGCTGCTACAGATGCTGGTTTTGATGAGATTCCAGCTGATCTTGCGGCTACTCTTGCAATCTTGACTTCTGGCTCTGGTGTTTTAGTTTCAGCTACTGATACCACAATAGGATATTTGAATGGAAAACTTATTGCTGGCGATGGAATTACATTTACTATTGGAACACCAACAGGGAATGCAACACTTACACTTTCTTTTGATACCAGTATAGCAAATGTTTTCACAGGTCAACAAACCTTCACAGAAACCAAAGATACAGTATACGATATAACAGATGGTGCCGCTTTTGAGATTGACCCGGCTAATGGAAATATTCAGACTATTACATTAGGAGATGATAGAACACCAGTGGCTACTAACTTTGCAGCGGGTCAGACCGTGATACTCGGTATTGACGATGGTACAGCATACGGAGTCACATGGACGAACGTAATAGATGTATGGGTAGTTCCAGAAGGCACAGCAGCCGCTCCCACCCTTGCCACATCAGGTTATACCTGGATTGGCATATGGATGGTTGGCGCAGTTATATACGGATGTGAGGTAGGACAACCATAATGAATATTTTGAAAATGATAATGGGTAGTAAGGCAGCCGCAGCCGCAAGTAGTGAGCCAGAATCAATAGATTTCGACGGCACAAACGATTATCTGAGCCGTGCGAGTGATTTTGACGGGAATGCTGATGGTAAGGAATTTACTTTTAGTGCTTGGTTTTATCATATCTTAGGGACATCTTCAGATAGAATAATACTGGAAAATGGGAGTGGTGCGACAGGTCTTGGCTTAAAGATTGGTATAGATGCTACTAAAGGCATACAAATAACAGCTTACGAGGCTGGTCCTTCGACTGTTATTTTTGCTGAACAAGCGACTACAGCAACAGTGTCTTTAAGAAACAGCTGGAATCATGTACTAATTTCTTGTGATACAGCAAATGCGTCTAACAGATCAGTATATTTAAATGACGGGTTAGTTACATTGACTTGGACTA